ATTTTAATATCTTTGCCAAGTGAAGTATCACTGATTTTAGCTTTGACATATAAAACATTGCCGTCCTCTCTCAGCTCCAGCGGTTTACCGATTGGAAGCCATTCATCATTATGCAATGCCAGAATTTTGACACGCTGCCAACCTTCTGCAATGGTTTTTTGAAATGCCCCCGGCTCAATGATGTCACCGCCCTCATCAAGATTGCCACATACAGCCGCATATCCGGAAAAGATACCGGACTCTTCCTCATACCCACCGGTAAAGGTTATTGTTTTGCGCTCAAGATTCAAATGTATCACCTCCTTTCATGCTTAGTTGTACGTCAGAAAGCAATGACAGTTCACAACCTCAGACGCATCATCACAATCAGGATCACATGGGAATCTCAAGCCATTCGGGAATTTTCCATCAATAGGTACAGTAACGCCGTTGAGCTTTTTATGACTGGGCCTTGCCGATGATGGATTGGTAACGTGCCATGTTTTTGTTGAAGATCCCTAACGCTTCATCATGTCAAAATTTCCAGTCAAAAGGCTGGTGTTACACTCCTGAATTGCAATCGTTCTGGCTCTGCCAGCGGTCGTTTTCATTTCTTCCTGAATCTGTTTGGCAATTACTTGCGTCGAATCTCCATTGTCAAGACCAGAAGAAACAATCCGGCTGATACTTTCCTTTGTCGTATTTTCGATACCCTTCACTCTTGCACCGCCTCTGAGCTTAGCAGTACTTATCAGCTCCGGTCTTTGAATAGCAGTCAGATGATAAAGGTTTGCAGCAATATCGACACCTTTTTGGTATGTTTCTTTCCATAAAGGATCGAAAATAGATAACAGAATCTTTTCTTCTTCTTTCCAGTCAATCAGATTGAGGACAAAGTTATTGACAAGAGAATCCTTTTCTTTCTGGGAAAGTTTCTCCCATGCCGTATCTTCTCCATCTTGCTCAGATACAACACCCATCAAAATATCCCATACAGAGCTATCGTCCTTTTTGTTTCCGCTTAAAGATGAATCGATTTTTCTGCTCTGTTCACTGAAATATTTTGTCATTTCAATCTCAAATCGTCTGGATTGTTCCCTTTCAGCATCCATTAAGGCCCGATGAGCAGCTGTATTTCTGGAATCTTTTTTCTCAATTCCTTTACCTTTTATCTCTACAACATCAGATGAGGCCTGCTGCCCGTCAGAGGCGTTTTCACTGTCATCATAGTTATCTGATATGTATATATCCTGACTATCCTCTGGGTCAATCATGGACAGGCTATCTCCATACTGGAGATTTGCCGTCGCTGTACTAAGAGCAACAGGATCGTCTCCATCCTGAAGATACACATCAGAAAACTGAGTCTTGTAAACATCTCCACCCGACTTACATGGAGGAAATCCGAGCTTTTCTCTTGACTCATCTTTTGTTGTAAGTCCAGCATTCCAGCCATCGAGGCCTACTGCTTTGTCAAACTCCTGATTTCGAGGGATGATATCATCAAATCTCCAGACAAGATCATCTCCAAACCAAGGAATAATCTGGTGATTTATGGCATCCTCTCTTCTACGCAAATTTGGCATCAAGACGTTCTGAGCATAGATAAACTGGGCTGCTTCGCTGGTAGCACGGTTACTGCTTTCAGTAATACCCATGATTTCACGAGGAACTCCAAAATGCTCAAGAACAGCATTTCTGATAAAGGTACGGCCATTTACCATGTCCATATCTTTCATGGTTTCTCCCAGTTTTGTGATAGTTACATCACCGTTTACCGTTGCTACTCCATGAGATTGAAAGACACCTTTGAAACGTTCCAACCATTCTGCACGGAAACGTCTCCTTTGTTCATCTGAGCTTTTAGGCATAGCGACTACAATGTCCGGTGTCGCATTGTTGAAAAAGAACCTCTTCTGGAATTTTGCAGCATATTCGTCTGTTTCAATTTCATCCGCAAGAGCTTCAGATTGTCCAAGGCCGCGCCTGAACGGATCAACTGGATTCAGGTCCTTCATAACAAACATATCGTCAACTGGAATATTCATAAGCTGTCCATTGGTTAAGCGGACAGTATAGAACGGATGATCGAGATACGGTGTCATCTGAACCCAGTGTACTGGGACAGGCCAAAGCTCAGCCGGTCTGCCGAGCTCATCACGCTCCATGATGAAATATCCTTCGCCTTTGAGCTTGAGGTAAATTTCCAAAAGTCTCCAAAGAGCTGAGTTGCTCATTTCATGAAGTGGATTTGGATTTTCCCAGAAATCTAAAAAGGGATGAGCAGTAATTTCCTGCTCATCCCCGGCATCATTTATCCTATAAAGTTTTCCTTTCGCAAAGGACAGGTCAGATGCAATACGATCAATAACGGCCATTCTCGGATTTGTCCGAAAAGCCTCAATCCATTCTTCTGTATTCCTGTCCGGAGGCTGTGTCCATCTGGGAAGCATGGAACTGCCTGACAAATAAGACTGTCCAGCAGTTTGACTTCTCCTCTTAAAAAAGCCCATTTTATCACCTCTGAATTTAATCAATTGTCCAG